ACTTCTTCGACAAGCTGAACGAAGAATTTCAATTCACACTTGACCCCTGTGCGACTGCGGACAACCACAAATGCGCCCGGTTCTTTACGGTGCAGGATGATGGTCTTAAGCAGGATTGGGGGGGGGACACGGTGTTCTGCAATCCCCCGTATGGACGTAACGTCACTGGCACATGGGTTAAGAAAGCCTACGAAGAAAGCCGCAAGCCTAATACGGTGGTTGTGTGCTTACTTCCGTCCCGGACTGATACGCAGTGGTTCCACAACTTCATCCTGGGCAAGGCTGAAATTCGGTTTGTGAAAGGCAGACTGAAATTTGGTGACGGTAGCAATTCCGCTCCATTCCCTTCCTTGGTAGCGATTTACCGTTCGCCTATCCTTCTGAAAGGAACCGAAAATAAGTAAGGAAGGAGGTATCCAGTTGAGCGATGTAGTGAAAGTGTCATGGAGTGGTGGCAAGGACAGCACGTGTGCAGTCATGCAGCACTTGAAGATCGGCAATACCGTAAAGGTGGTCTGCTACGTACCGATGTTCACTGAAACCATTCCGCTGATCGCAAAAGCACACTATGAGTTCATCTTACGAACCGCAGATTTGTTCAGATCGCTGGGGGCAGAAGTACACGTTGTAACAGGTAAAACCTACTACGACTATGTGACTCACCGTTCCACCAGAGGTAAGTTCAAAGGCAGGGCTTTCGGCTTCCCCTGTTTTATCCGGGGACAATGCGGGTTCAAACGGGACTCTAAATTGAAAGCACTGGCGCAGTGCAGTGTCGGAGCCTACGACTATGAGGACATAGGCATCGCCGCTGATGAAACAGATCGTCATGCTCAACTTACACCCCATAAGCGTTCTATCCTCTGTGAACTGGGTATAACCGAGAAACAGGCGAAAGCCTTTTGTACAGAATATCATATTCTCTCTCCACACTATGACCTGCGAAACCGTGACGGTTGTGTTCTGTGTCCTAACGCTCCTGCGTCAGAGAGAGAGAGATGGTTTAAGGACTACCCCGAAGCAATTTCCCTGGTCATGGAATTGCAGGAGTTTGTCAAGAGAGAACGCCCCGACCAAACCCCTCTCCGCAACTACCGTTGGTTTATTGAGGAAGGGGTGACCGCATGAATACATTCATCTTCGACTGTGAGGTATTCGCCCATGACTGGTTGTTCGTGTTCAAGGAAGTAGCAACCGGGCAGCGGACGATTATCCACAATGACAATGACGCAGTGCTGGCGTTCATGGAGCAAGACCCCTTCCTGGGCGGCTTCAACAACAAGCACTACGATAACCACATCCTCAAGGCTGTTATGATCGGGTACACCCCGGAGCAGATCAAGGAAATCAATGACCTCATTATCGTAGAGGAAATTGACGGCTGGGACATTCCCCAGTTGAAGGAGTACCGTGTGTTCTTCCATAGCTTTGATCTGATGGATGACTGTCAAGACGGTCTGTCCCTTAAGGCGTTTGAAGCCCACTTGGGTATTCCCATTGAGGAAACCGAGGTTGACTTCAATATCCCCCGCAGGCTGACCGAGGAAGAATTGCAGTCTACCATTCAATACTGCTGCTACGATGTGGACGCAACCGAACTTCTCTACCGTATCCGTCAGAACTACCTTCTCAACAAGGCAACTCTGGGTAGGGTTAGAGGTCTGGATGAACGCAAGGCTATGTACATGACCAATGCGAAGCTGACTTCGGTGTATCTGAAAGCGGTCAAGCCCAGCAAGCCCTGGACGGACGAACGCAACTACCAGTACCCGGACAAGCTGCTGCGGGAGTACATCCCCCAGGAAGTCTTTGACTTCTTTGACCGACTCCATGACCCCAACGTCCCGGACATTGACCTGTTCGGTGGCTATGATGAACACGGCAAGAAGATCAAAGGCGCAAGCCTTGAACTGATGCTTGGTGAGTGCATCGTAACACTTGCCTACGGTGGTATCCATGGTGCAATTCCTACCTATACGGAAGAAGCCACGGAAACCCGCTCCATCCGCAACAAGGACGTGGCGAGTTACTACCCTCACCTTATGACCCTCCCTCTCTCCGAGGGACAGCAGTACGGCTTCTGTAGCCGCAATATCCCGTCCCCGCAGGTCTTTGTCCAGACTCTTGAAGATAGAGTCAAGGCGAAGAAAGCAGGCGATAAGGACACGGCGAACGCACTCAAGCTGGTACTGAACACCACCTATGGCACGATGCTCAACGGTAAGGGCGGCGTTGCCTACAATGACCTGTATGACCCCCTCATGGGCAGATCGGTGTGTATCACTGGTCAGTTGCTTCTGCTGGAACTCTCCGTCCATCTGATGCAGGAGTGTCCGACTCTCAAGATCATCCAGCTTAACACGGATGATATCATGGTGAGTTTCGACAACTCCGATGAAGCGAAGTGGCAGGAGATCACCCAGGAATGGCAGGACAGAACAGGTTTTGAACTGGAAGAAGATTTTATCCAGAAGATTGTCCAGAAGGACGTGAACAACTACGTAGAAGTGCCTGTCGGTGGCGGTAAGCCGAAGGTGAAGGGTGGACAGCTTGTTCGTGGTATCCTCACCAACGGCAACATGGACTTCACCGAAATGGGACTGCCTGCGTGGGAGAACATGAACGGCGGTGCTTTCAACATCAACAATAATGCGGTTGTGGTGGCGAGAGCAATCCGGGACTACTTTGTGGATGGAACGCCCCCGGAAGAAACCATCTTCGGATGCGATAACATTCTGGACTTCCAGATTATCTCCAAAGTTGGAGGTAAGTATTCCTCCTGCTGTCACATGATCGGTGATCAGCAGGTTCCCGTCCAGAAGGTCAACCGGGTCTACGCTACTGAAAGCCTTGACTGCGGAACCATCTACAAGCTGCATACCGGGAAGGGCAAGCTTGAGAAGGTGGCGGGACTTCCCAAACACTGTGTCGTGGACAATAACAACACCTTGCCTATCGAAGTGGTAAACAAGAACTGGTATTTGAAACTGGCACAGAAGTATATCAATGACTTCCAGGGCATTAAGCCGCCCCGGAAGAACACCCGTAAAATCAACTCTGTCAAGAAAAAGACCTTGGCACTGTTAGAAAATCTCTAAGGAGGATAACGAAATGAAGTTTTGTGAAGTTGAGCAGGCGTTGAAGGACGGTAAGAAGGTCAAGCTGACCTCTTGGAAGAACGCCTATTGGTATCAGAACCAGAAAGGTGAACTGATCAACCACTTTGAGGAAGGTAACGAGTGTCCCACTATCGCCCTGTTCCCCCGTGACATGCTGTGGGTTATGAAGGGTGACTGGGAGATCGTGGAGGAAAATGCTTCTGCGGTTCCCGAAGCTGATCAGACCTGCGATTGCTGCGCTGACGAGCCTGCCCATGATGACGGCTTCTGTTTCAGTGAAGCCCTGTACCGTCTCAAGCATGGTCAGAAGGTTGCCCGTAAGGGTTGGAACGGCAAGGGTATGTTCCTGTTCCTGGCTGACGGCATTGAGTTCCATACCGATGCAGACCTGTCCTGTGTCCGTCATCTGGAAGGTGACCTCACTCTCCCCGCTATCGTGCTGAAAACCGCTGATGACCAGTTCTGTGTAGGCTGGCTGGCATCCCAGACTGACCTGCTGGCTGATGACTGGCAGATTGTTTAAGACAAGGAGGAAATAGCAATGGCTAACATCTATGAAACCATGAACGTGCGTCAGAAGCTTGCAAAGGCACGTCTCTACTTTCTGAACCAGAAGGTGCAGAAGTCTGGTAAGAACATGCACCTTGAGTTCAAGTATTTTGAGTTGGAGGACATTGTTCCCCCGGCACTCCGTATCTTCGCCCGTGTAGGTCTGACCACCAGTATCCAGTTCACTAATGAGATGGCAATGATGAACGTCTACAACGTGGACAATCTGGAAGAAGCCCCTCTGGTCTTTGTGGTTCCCTACCGTGAGGTCAAGCCCATTATCAGCAACCAGGGTAAGGAAGTCACCAACCCCATGCAGGCACTTGGTTCTTCCATCACCTACTTGCGCCGTTACCTGTGGATGGCGGTTCTGGACATTACCGAACCCGATGACGTAGATGCGAACCTGGGTTCCGATGACTCCGCTGCGGACGAGAACAACGAGTTTGCAGAGGAAGCCGCTGCCGCCGCTCCTGCGAAGAAGGAGGGTAAGAAGAAAGCCCCTGCCACTACTTCCGAGCGTAAGAAAGCGAAGGAAGAACTGACTGGTGCTGACGGTGCTGCCAATGAGGAACAGATCGCTGAACTCAAGACCCTGTGCAAGACTCTGATGGACAAGGACGAGGAACAGGAAGAATTTGTTCAGCAGATCGCCATGAAAACTGATGGCTTCACCAACATTACCGCTTCTGCCTGCGCCGAACTCTGCAAGAACCTTACGGAGATCATCGCCCAGTACGGTGAGTAAGGAGGTTCCCCATGGCTGATATGGAGCGCAAGCTTGCCGTACACGCTGAAATCTGCGACAACATCAAGGATTTGTACAAGCGTAAGAACGCTGACTATGGGGACAGCTTCGCTATGGCAAGAAAGGAAGTCCCCAACTATACTCTGGGTAAGCTGTATGACAAGTTCAAGCGGTACATGACCCTCACCGTCAACGGTGAGCAGACCGCCCAGGTGGATGAAACCCTGGACGATACTCTGATGGACTTGGCGAACTACGCCATTATGGAACTCACCGAGAGAAAATGTGAAAAGGAGGGCATGACCCATGAGAAAGCTTAAGAGAAGTATCGCACGTGCCAACATGGAACGTGCTGGATACCATCGTATCAACAAGAAGGGTGGAGATGGCAGAAGCTTCTTCTCCCGCAACTGGCGCAAGTTCGTGTTCTAAGGAGGGCGTACCTATGAAATGGAATGATAATGGTACTATCACCATCACGCCCCCGGCGAAGCCTAAGAAGTGTACGGGTACACGCTTCGCCGCCATTATGGGTCTGAACGCATGGACTACCCCGTTCAATGCCTGGTGTGCAATCACCCGTACCTATGAGGAACCCTTTGAGGACACCATCTACACCCTGGCTGGTAAGGCGATTGAGCCGAAGCAGGCAGCTTACATGGCAGAGAAGTATTTCTGGAAGAAGTTGATCTCTCCTACCGATGTGTACGGAGCGGACTACTTCAAGAAAACCTGGGGCGATTTTTTCAAGGACGAACCCATTTTCGGCGGCATGTGGGACTACCTGTTCGTGGATAAGGACGGCAAGCCTACCACGGTGCTTGAGATGAAAACCACGAAGCGCAGTGAGGACTGGCTTGAGGACATTCCCGAATACTACGCTTTGCAGGCTGCGCTGTACGCCTACCTGCTGGGTGTGGACGATGTGATCATGGTCTGCACCGTCCTTGAGGACAAGGACTATGAGAAGCCCGAAGCGTTCACCGTCACCCCAGAGAACACCTTTGAGCGTTCCTTCAAGGTATCCGAGAGATACCCCAACATGACTAAGACCATCAAGAAGGTTGAGAAGTGGTGGAAGGAACACGTTGAGGGTGGTGTGTCCCCGAAGTATGACGAGAAGAAGGATGCGGAAATCCTCAAGGTTCTCCGTGCCAACAACCTGTCCCCGGACTCTGATCTGGACGCACTGGTAGCGGAAGCTGAACAGTTGCAGGAGAAGATCGACTCCGTTTCGGCTGAAATCGCCGCCGATGAAAAGCGGTTGAAGAAGCTGAAAGAACTGATCAAGGAAGCAAGTGTTCAGCAGTTCCGAGACGGCGATAAGGAAGTAGTCATCCATGGCGGCAAGTATGACTGGGTTACTTCCTATTCCACTTCTAAGAAGATGGACGAAGCTGCCATGGCAAGAGATGGCGTACTGGAAAAGTACAAATCCCTGGAAACGGTCACCTATAAACTGTCACCCAAAAAGAAGAAGGAGTAAGTCATGTACATTAACGCTTTCGCAGTAGGCGTATTTGTTACCCTGTTCATCGAAATGGGCATCTATATTGCACGGGACATGGTTCGCAAGTCCCGCAATAATAACAAGAAACACATTCAAGGAGGAAAATAACAATGGCTAAGATTGGTTTGAGCGAGGGCTTTTCTCTCATTCCGAAGGGAACTCACGTGTTCCAGATTACCGCTGTCAACTACAAGGAGGACTTCGGCAAGATGGAAGTCACCATGCAGCTTGCTTCTGGACAGAAGCACACCGAACGCTTCTCCCTGCTGAACAAGGACGGTGAGCCTAACGAAGGTGGTCTGAACGCTTTCAGCTACTTCGCAAAGGCAGCACTGAACGACTTCACCCTGTCTGAGATCGACCATGAAGATCTGGTTGGTTGCTTCATCCGCTGTGAGGTTGACCATGAGGAAGTGGAGTCCAACCGTACTCCCGGCAAGATGCTTTCCTTTGCCCGTCTGGGCAACAAGGAGCCTGCTGACGGCTTCGATGAAGTTCCCGTGAAGAAGTCTGCCCCTGCCGCAAAGTCCGCTGACAAGCCCGTGCAGGCGGCGCAGAAGGGTAAGAAGTCCTTTGATCTGAACAGTATCCTGGGTTAAACACCCCACCTGCGGACGCATTGGAGAGGGCAGGTTCTACGCCTAAACTCTCCAATGCTTACCCGCTTGAAATCAAAATTCAAGAAATGGAGGAACCAACTATGGCAATCTTCATCGGTGCTGTGGTTCTTCTTGTTTCACACATTATGGTGCTTTGCCTGGGCATTATGGTAGGTCTGGTTGGAGCATCTGAAATCAAAAACAAGGAGGACAAAAGCGATGAACGGTAAAGAGTATCAGTCCTTGGCTATGCGTACCAACGATGGCAAGGCTACGGAGCGTCTGCTTGATAAGTATGACATGATCGACTTCTTCAAGCAGGCAAAGGCTGATAAGCCCTGTGAGAAGTATGACCTGGGCGGCATCCTTAACGGTTGCCTTGGTCTGTCTGGTGAGGTTGGCGAGTTCAACGACATGGTGAAGAAGTGGATTTTCCACGAAAAGCCCCTGGATGTGGAACACGCCCAGAAGGAAATCGGTGACGTTCTGTGGTACGTTGCCATGATCTGTCATTCGTTCGGCTGGGACATGGATGCTATCATGCAGCAGAACATTGACAAGCTGAAAGCCCGATACCCGGAGGGCTTTGATGTGGATAAGTCCGCACATCGCAAAGAGGGCGATGTGTAATGAACTTCCACAACATCACCCATGATGATATGAACAATGGTGACGGACTGCGGGTAGTCCTCTGGGTTGCAGGGTGTAATCACCACTGCAAGGACTGTCACAATCCTGTCACGTGGAACCCGGATGGGGGCGTTGAGTTTACCTTCGCTGATGCGGAAGAAATCTTCCGTGATCTTGAGAAGGACTATGTAGCGGGTATCACCTTCTCTGGTGGTGACCCTCTCCACCCGGCAAACAGAGAACAGGTATCTGATCTCATTGATTTCATTAAAACCATGTACCCGGACAAGACCATCTGGGTTTACACGGGCTACACCTGGGAGGAAATCGTACAGAGTTCCGAACTGGTGAGTATGCTGAAAACCGTTGACGTACTGGTGGACGGACGTTTCGTGTCCGAACTGAAAAGCGTGACCTATCCTTGGGCAGGCAGTACGAACCAGAGAGTCATTGACGTACAGCGAACATTTAAGGAAGGGAGGGTCATTCTCCATGAAAGTAATTAAGAAGGACGGCACACTGGAAGCCTTTGACGGTCAGAAGATCGTCAATGCGGTCACCAAATCCGCTTCCCGTGTCATGGTGACGCTGACTGATACCGACTTCCACAACATTGTGGCGGCGGTGGTCAAGATCATTGAGCAACAGGGTCTTGAGGAAATCCCGGTCAGTGAGATGCACAACATCATGGAGCAGGTGCTTGAGGACTTCAACCCGAAGGTTGCGAAGTCCTACAAGGATTACCGCAACTACAAAAAGGATTTCGTTCATCTGATGGATGAAGTCTACATCAAGAGTCAGTCCATCCGCTTTATCGGTGATAAGGAAAACGCCAACACCGACTCCGCACTGGTGGCTACGAAGCGTTGCCTGATTTTCAATGAACTCAACAAGCGTCTGTACCGCAGGTTCTTTATGACGAAGGACGAGTTGCAGGCTTGCAAGGAGGGTTACATCTACATCCATGATCAGTCTGCCCGACTGGATACCATCAACTGCTGCCTGTGCGATGTTGGTTCCATCATGGAGGGCGGCTTTGAGATGGGCAACGTCTGGTACAACGAGCCGAAGTCCCTTGACACCGCCTTTGACGTGCTGGGTGACATTATCCTGGCTACTGCTTCCCAGCAGTACGGCGGCTTCACCGTCCCGGAAGTTGACAAAATCCTTGCCCCTTACGCAGAGAAGTCTGCCATGAAGTATGCGGAGGAATATCTTGAAATCGCCGGGGACGGTGACTTCGATAAAGCCAATGCCTACGCCATGAAGAAGGTGGAGCGGGAGTTTGAACAGGGCTTCCAGGGCATTGAAATGAAGCTGAACACCGTAGGCAGTTCCCGTGGTGACTACCCCTTTATCACTATGACCTTCGGTCTGGCTACTGACACCTTCGGCAAAATGGCAAGCAAGACCTTCCTGCGTGTCCACATGAACGGACAGGGTAAGCCGGGTAACAAGAAGCCCGTGCTGTTCCCGAAGCTGGTATTCCTCTATGATGAAAACCTTCACGGTGAGGGTTGTATCAACGAGGATGTGTTTGAAGCTGGTATCCAGTGCAGCGCAAAGACCATGTACCCCGACTGGCTGTCCCTCACTGGCGATGGCTACGTGGCGAGTATCTACAAGAAGTACGGTAGGGTCATCTCCCCCATGGGTTGCCGTGCTTTCCTCTCTCCCTGGTATGAGCGTGGCGGCATGACCCCGGCTGACGATGATGACAAGCCCGTATTCGTGGGACGCTTCAACATCGGAGCCGTGAGCCTGCACCTGCCTATGATCTTGGCAAAGGCAAGACAGGAAAGCACTGACTTCTACAAGGTGCTGGACTACTACCTTGAGATGATCAGAAGCGTTCACAAGCGTACCTATGAGTACCTGGGTGAAATGAGAGCAAGCGTCAACCCCATTCAGTTCTGCGAAGGTGGTCTGTACGGTGGTCATCTGAACCCTTCCGATAAGATCAAGCCCCTGTTGAAGCCCATGACTGCATCCTTCGGCATTACTGCCCTCAATGAATTGCAGCAGCTTTACAACGGCAAGTCCATCGCAGAGGATGGTCAGTTCGCCCTTGAGGTCATGCAGTACATCAACGATAAGGTCAACCAGTTCAAGAAGGAGGACGGCTGGCTGTACGCTATCTACGGCACTCCCGCCGAAAGCCTGTGCGGTTTGCAGATTGAGCAGTTCCGCAAGAAGTACGGTGTGATTGAGAACGTCAGTGATCGCCCCTATGTCAGCAACTCCTTCCACTGCCATGTGACCGAGGAACTGACTCCCATTCAGAAGCAGGACTTGGAAGGACGCTTCTGGGATTTGTGCAACGGCGGCAAAATCCAGTACGTCCGCTATCCTGTGGATTACAACATTGATGCGGTAAGAACCCTGGTTCGCCGTGCTATGAAGCTGGGCTACTACGAAGGTGTGAACCTGTCTCTGGCATACTGCGATGATTGCGGTCACCAGCAGCTTGAGATGGATGTTTGCCCGAAATGTGGTTCCACGAACCTCACAAAGATTGACCGAATGAACGGTTACCTGTCCTACTCCCGTGTTCACGGTGATACCCGTCTGAACGCTGCGAAGATGGCAGAGATCGCAGAAAGGAAGTCGATGTGATGTGGGGGGGGACTTTACGTTTCTGATTGAAGCTATCATCAAGAGGGCGGCGCAGGACTACTTTGACCTGCTGGCAGGCTTCATCATGCCTACTACCGACTGCAACATAGCGGAGATCGAAGCGTTCTTCCATTCTGACTACTATGCGTCCATGACCCGGCTTGACCCGGAGTACATCATGGAGCGAATTAAGGAGGAAGCAGCCAAAATGGTGCTTGAATATACCGTAGCGAAAGAGAAAGGCAGTAGCCAGTATTACGTGTGTCGTGTCGGTGAGGAAAGAACCCCTCTGACCCGCCGATACACCACGAAGAAGAAAGCACTGCACAAGGCAGCGGAGATGCAGGGGCTTGAGTACAAGCTTTACATGCAAATCCGCAGAAGGGATTGTGTGAAAGAATGAAAACCATTTTCAACTGGTTCGGTGATGACTGGCGCAGAGTCAAGAACCATTGCCGTACTACCGACAACAAGGGCTTCACGGAGAAGGATGCGTCCGATACCTTCAAGAAGAAGTTGCTGATCTCCGAGCATAGCCCTATCCGACTCCTGGAATTTGACTGGACATGGAAGGGCATCTTCTACTGGCTGTCTACCGAATGGAGCCGCCACAAGTTTGAGAAGTTCATCTCCACCCAGAGGGATGACCGTCTGAAAGACGAGACTCCCCGTGGTAAGAAGCCGCAGGACGCTCCCGTGAACTTCGATGGCTACGCCAACATGCAGAACCTCATTGACGCATGGCGTAAGCGCATGTGCCGCATGGCTACTCCCGAAGCACGGGAACTGGCAGAGGATTTCAAGATCACTCTGCACGAAACCCACCCCATTGAGTCTGACGTTCTGGTTCCCAACTGTATCTACAGAATGGGTTGCCCGGAGTTCCAGACCTGCGGATATATGCAGGGGTTCATTAAGTGGGTGGGCGAGACTCACCCCGGCGAGGACTGGATGACTGATATTCAGAAGCGGTACGACTACTTCAACGAATACTTCTATCAGCAGCACTCGACCCATTAAAGGAGGTTAGGGATTATGGATTATTCCAGAATACCAGAAGAATTGAAACAAGCAAATCAGTGGGTCTGTACCTGGGATAATTCCAAAATCCCCATGAAAGCCTTTGAACGTAAAGCCGCTTCTTCTACCGCCCCGGACACCTGGGGAACCTTTGAACAGGCAACGGCGGCGGTAGAGAACGGTGTGTATGATCAGATCGGATTTGTCTTTGCGGACACTGGGCTGGTGGGCATTGATATTGACGCAGGATTTGAGGATGGTCTTATGACCCCTCTGTGTGCGGACATTATGAAGCATTGCCGCTCCTACAGCGAGAAGTCCAGAAGCGGACGTGGTGTTCACATTCTGCTGCGGGGTGATCTTCCCTTCACGGGACGGAACAATCTCAAGGGTGTGGAGATTTACAAGGCAAGACGGTTTTTCATTATGACGGGCAAGACCATCATCTTCCCGGAGATCATTGAGAACCAGGAAGCCATTGACTACGTGGTGCAGAAGTATTTCCCCGAAGGAGAAAAGACAGGCGGTGGCGGTAAGCCGCTGGTGCAGCGCATTTACGCCCCGACCTACCGCAAGCCCGAAGGTACGAAAGTATTCATCCGACCCGACTACCCCGACATTCTGTCTGGTGGTAGAAACATCTCCCTCACTTCCCTGGCAGGTGTGATGCACAACACTGGATACAGCAAGCAGCAGATTTATCAAGAACTCTGCCATGTCAACCAGACCTGTTGTCATCCACCCCTGCATGAGCGGGAGTTAGAAACGATTTGTGACAGCATATCACGGTATAGGAGGTAAGTACAATGCTGGCAATCATACAGGTTGGACACGTAGAAGCGTCTGACCGTTATATCAGAAATAAGGTGAAAGCCATTGAGCAGGCTGGGATGACCGCAGAGGTCATCAACCTGCCCGAAAGCTGTACCACCCTGGATGTGCTGGACGCTATCTTCCAGATTGACTTGAGGGTGGATTGCAAGGCTATCATGGTGCAGCTTCCCCTTCCTTCCCATATTGACAAGGAAGCGGTGCTGCGGAACATTCCTACGCATAAGGACATTGACGGGCTGAACCCTCACAGTGATCTCATGCCCCTCACCCCGTCCGCTATTATGCGGTGGCTTAAAGAGCAGAACATTTCCCTCACTGGAAAGAACGTCACCATCCTGGGTAGATCAGAACTGGTGGGTAAGCCGCTTGCCAATATGATGATTGACGCAGGCGCAACGGTGACCGTGCTGAACAGTAAGACGGAGGAATGGTTCAGAAGGAACGCTTGCTATTCTGCTGATATTATCGTGTCCGCAGTCGGCAAGTGGGGAGCAGTGTTCAAGGACTACGTGAACACGGGAAGCCCGAAGGTGGTCATTGACGTGGGCATCAATCGGGATAACAACGGTAAGCTGTGCGGAGATGTTTCCCACATCGCAAAGGCTATCGTTGAACAGAACGGCGGTATCTGCACTCCCGTCCCTGGTGGCGTGGGCAAGTGGACTGTCCGTGAACTGGTGATCAGACTTGCAGAAATGGAGGGTAAACGTCATGGCGAGAACGCTGTACATGAATGATGGTTCCACCGAGTATATCTTTGCCGGGATGACCGAGAAGGATGTGCTGCGGAAGATCATTTCAGAGCGTCTTGGGCGTGACTGCGAAGAACTCTTTGACGAGGTTACCACCCCGGAAGAAATGACGGGCGATGACTATGAGAAGATCGCAGACGGTTACCGTACCATGTTGCAGGATGATCTGGAAGCTTTCAAGGATGCGCTGGCTATGTTGGACAAGCCCCGGCTTGACAAGAAGAACCTGCGCTATCATCTGCAAGCCTGCATTGAGGAATTGCAGAAAAATTTGTAAGGAAGGAGGATGCAAAATGGCAGATGAATTGTTTCAACTTTCCAACGGACGCTACATAACGTCCGAGGAAATCAGTAAGAAGATGTACTACATCAAGTCGGTGCATCCCGAACTTCCTTACCAGGAGAACTCTACCGGGTACTCATGGGATGAAGCAGGCATGGCTGATCTGTTCAGTGAGTGCTACGACCATGACACCCGCTTCTGTCCCGAAGCAAAGTCCTGGTACACCTATGACGGTGGCAAGTGGCAGAAGGACGTGGGAGCGTTGCTGGTATCCGCTAAGATCAAGGAGTTTGTGCGGCTGATGGCTTTGTACTGTGGTGAGATCGCAGACGAAGAAAAGCGCAAGCAGTACATGGCTTTCGTGGCGAAGATGGGTGACCGCCGCTTCCGTGACCGACTGATGAAGGACGCTGCGGACAGTATGCGTATTGAAGCTGTGGAGTTCGACACCCACCCGTATCTGATCAACTGCAAGAACGGCACGTATGATCTTAAGACGATGACCTTCCGGGAACATCGTTGGGAGGACTTCTTGACCATGCAGACCAACTTCGACTACAGCTTGCAGGAGGTACGCTGCGAGAGATGGGAGCAGTTTATCAAGGAAGTCACGCAGAACGACTATGACAAGGCTGACTACCTGCAACGTGCGCTGGGCTATTCCATTCTGGGAACCAGCAAGGAGGAATGTATGTTCATCCTCCACGGCAAGACCACCAGAAACGGAAAGTCTACCATGCTGGATGCTATTCAGCACATGCTGGGTGACTACTCAAGCGTTGCCCCGGTGGAACTGATCTGTAAGTCTGACCGGGCAAAGAACGCAGAAGCCCCTACCTCTGTGCTGGCGAAGCTGAAAGGCAGACGCTTTGTCACCATGTCCGAGAGTGATACAGCGGGTAAGCTGGATGAAGCCACTATCAAGCAGTACACTGGTGGTGAGGACATTACCGCCCGTGAACTGTACCAGGCAGCTATCACCTTCAAGCCGCAGTTTACCATGTGGCTGTCCTGTAATGATCTCCCGGCTGTCAAGGACAAGTCCCTGTTTGCATCTGACCGTGTGCGTGTCATTGAGTTCAATAAGCACTTTACGGATGCAGAACAGGACAAGGGATTGAAGGACTACTTTGAAAGCCCAGAAGCCATGAAGGGTATCTTCACTTGGCTGGTGGCGGGTTACTTCAAGTACAAGCGGTTCGGTCTGAAAATGTCGGAGAACATGAAAGCCGTGGTCAAGCAGTATGAGAAGGACAACGACCTGGTGTTGCAGTTCCTTGAGGAAAAGTGTGAGCATATCCCAGAAGGGTACACAAAGGCGAAAGCCCTCTATGACACCTATAAGATATGGTGCAAGAGCAATGGTTACTATGTATGCAGCATGAAGAAGTTCAATGCAGAAGTGACCGCACACCCGGATTGGTACGCAGACAAGAGCGTGATCAACGGCGTAACGGTCTATCATGGGCTTGGTATTAAGCCTTAAACGGTGTTCAAAGTAGAGGTTAGTAGAGTATTTTAGCGTTTTTCCTATAATTCTTCTATATAGGGGTCTACTAAGGAGAAGTTATAGTAAAATTCGATTTTACTCTACTTTCCTCTACAGAACGATAAATTGACAGGAGGAAACTATCATGGAAAGCTATGTCGAAAGATTTACAAGGGAAAAGCGGGAAGCCGCCCAGAAAGCCCAGAAGGAGCAGGAAGCCCAGAAGGGGCAGAACAAGGAGGTAACCCAGGATGGCGAGGACACAAGGGGCGAAGGACACGAAGCCCAGAACAAGAAGCGCAGAAAGCAGTGAGTTGAAGGGGATTGTTGCTGATCAGAACCCCAACCTGCCGCAGGGATATAATACCCGCAGGATTGCGTTCATGCAGGCTATTCTTCCTACAGAACCTCTTGACCATGACGATGTGGAGGAAATGGAGAGACGTTTCCAGCATTATCTGACTAAGTGTGCAGAATGGGATATGAAGATCGGCAATCAAGCTGCGTATGCTGCTATCGGTATCAATAAGGATTTGGTATATGAATGGACAGTACGTAGACAAACGAACCCACGGCGCACCGAGTTCGTAAAAAAGGTGCAGCAATTTTGCGCTATGTATCGTGAAGGTTTGATGGAGGACGGCAAGGTAAACCCGGTGACAGGTATCTTCTGGCAGAAGAACTATGACGGCATGAAAGATCAGCAGGAGGTTGTCTTGACCCCGAACACAAGCCCCCTGGGAGATCAGACAGACGCAGAAGCCCTCAAGCAGAAGTATCTTGCAAATACCTATGGAGTTACAGAAAGCCTGCCCGAAGGTGCAGAAGGAGGTCTTGCCCTCCCAGAAAGCGCAGAAGGGCAAGCTGATGTTGTCGTGGAAATCTCCGCAGACGTGCAGAAAGCCCCCACGGGCTAAGACTGCCCCGGCGTGATCTGTGTCGGCTGCGCTGGGATACACCAACCCCAGGACATAAGGAAAGCCCCGGCAAGCTGTGGAGCCTGTCGGGGCTTGTTCTATTGGTCTATAGCCATTTGCGGCGGGGTCTTGCTCTGTGCCAGTATTTGACAATCTGGGCAATGTCGGCGGGGTCTTGCATGGGGATATTGTAGAGCGTCAAGCCGTCCGGGGTCATATAATAGCCCTGTCCATATCTGGGGAGCAGTTCGCAACCCTTGACCCCTAATATATTACGGCTATCTTGTGCGGAGCGGGTGCGGAGTGCTACACGTGCGTCAAAGTTTACTTTGATCGGCGTAGGGATGACAGAGGACAGCGGGCATTGTGTGGCGGCTATTACGTGAACATTTGCCGCCCGTCCTATCTGGCAGAGACGCTGCAAGAGGGGCTGCACCTGGCGGCGGTTGGTGGTCATAAGATCGGCTAATTCGTCTATGATCACATAGACCGCCCCGCCGCTGTACTTCTTCACCCTGTCCCGCTGCATAGCCTTGTAGCGGCTTTCTGTGATCTCCATAGCCTTTTCAAGGGCTTGCACCATGTCCCCCGGTTCACTGCTGTATTTGATCGTGTGCGGGAGTTTGGCATAGTCTACCAGTTCAACCCGTTTCGGGTCAATCAAGATAAACTGCACGGCGGCGGGACTGTCATATAGGGCGGTATATACAAGCCCATTGATCACAACGCTTTTACCGCTGCCTGTTGCGCCTGCTATGAGCAAGTGCGGCTGTTTGAGCATATCCCCGTATAGGCTGTAATATTCGCCTTGTGGGGTTGTCCATACCTTTTTCATGGTCTTTAGTTCCTCCTTGGGTATTCTCCTACACTCTGCATTTAACGGGCTTGTGACCGTCTACGGCTGCATTATAGGGGAAAGCCCCGGCGCAGTGTTTCAAGCTGTCCGGGGCTGTTGGTTAAAATTGCGGGGCTTCGGGGTCTGGTTCTCTCCATCCTATGGGTTTATAGCCTACCCCGTGCAAAAATGCACTGTAAACCATGTTCAGCACTTTAACCCGCTGTTGTTTGCTGCCCGTTATCCTGCTAAAATCAATGCAGGTTTTGAACCGTTCTTGTTCTTCTTCGGTCAGCCGTTGCCATGACCAACTATTGACGATTACCGTATTAAAGTAATCATAAACGGCGTTCATTGTTTCATTGCTCATTGGTGTAACCTCCTTAAAACAGATCGTCAAAGTCTACATCTTCCAGGGCTTCACGCACACGGGCGATAAATTCCGGGGTGATTTCTACTTGATCGTTCCATTCTTCAAAGTCTGCCACGGCTGCATTAAATGCGCTTTCATATACGCAAATCATAGCTTTACAATGGAACAATTCACATTCAAGCAGGGGATTTGTGGTATCTTCCCATTCCTGGCGCATGTATTCAGCGATTGCGCCGAATTCGTCCATCTGCTGGCTGATCTCGTCCTGTGCTTCCTTGCGAGAGCAATACCAGGAGCCGTTAGCGTTCTCACCCTCCGTGAGCATAAAGCCCATATCACAGACATAATGGGTTGTTCCTTCGTAGTCCTCAAGACGGGCGGGAATGTCTTTCTTGATTTCTTCAAACCATGCGTTTTTCATATTCTTGCATCCTTTCTGCATACAAATTCATTCTTGATTGGTGCAGGATCGCAAGCCGATAATTTCCGGGGCTTGCTGCCCTGCCTTGATTACGGTATCATTATAGCATGTTTTAGTGCTATAGTCAAGCACTATTTCATGTTTTCGTGCTAAAATTTCAAGAGTTGCCCAGGCTTCCCGGCTTCCTGGCTGCGTCCGCTCCCGGCTGATCAACGGTGGGGCGGTGGGGGATTTTGGCGGGGGTCAGCCGGGGCGGGTGAGTGTCGAAAGTTCCGCAAAAATAAAAAAAAGTTTGGTGGAACCCGAAGGGTGGTAGGGCAAATTTGCATTTTGCATACATTTCTTCTTAGTAGGGCTTCTTCTAAGAGAAGTTATAGCGATTTTAAGAAATACCCTACCAACCTCACTTTGAAAAATTCGCAAAACACAAAAAGACTATTGACAAAAGCACTATAGCATGATAGTATTAAAGCATGAAAACAAGGAGGTAAGCTTATGAAAGCAAACGATATTGTCAAATCTATTATGAGAACCAGGGAATTGACCCAGGGAGATTTGACGAAAATGCTTGGCGTTTCTTCCCAGTCTGGCATTAGTGCCAAACTGAACCGAGATATGAGAATTTCTACTCTGATGGAGTTTGTTAAAGTGCTGGACTGCAATCTTGTAATTACTGACTCTAAGACGGGCGAAGTCTATGAGATTACTGAATAATAGGAGGTGCGAATAATGGCAAACTATGTAACTGTCACCAGTGATAAGAAAAAGCGCACGGCGTTCTGGATGTGCTTGATCGGCGGCTTGTTCGGTCTGCATTACTTCTACGTAGGCAGGCGTGGGCGTGGATGGCTTGCGTTCTGCACCTTGAACTTCTTCATGTTGGGCTGGGCATGTGATCTCATTACCATATCCAGAGGAAGGTTCAAAGACCAGTACGGCGAATATCTGAAAGTGTAACATCGCTGACGTGCAGCGGTGAGTCCAATGGGGCTGTCTTACGGGACAGTCCCATTTTCTTTTATGGAGGTATTTATGGAACTACTGAAACTCAAGGGTAGGATTGAAAAGGCTATCCAGTCCCACCCTTACGAATATGACCCTCTCAATGACATGTTCGGTCTGTGTCGAGAGTATGAGAAGGTTGACTTTGATATAGCCCATGCGTGGAACCATGATCTGCGTCCGAAGATTGCGGTTGCCCTGCAAGCAGCGGTTGAGCGTAGTGACTTCCTTGCTGCGGAGCGGTTCAATGATCTGCTGTATCGTTCATTCCTGTTCGGTGCGCCCCACTTCTTTGATGACTATTTGCAGACGGTGGAATACGGCAAGGCATTGGACAAGCAGTTCTACAAGCCCCGCCGCCACTACCTCAAGCGGTATGTGGATGCGTACCAGGAAGTGCTGGACGGTAAGCTGGACTTCCTCTCCATCTCCATGCCGAAGCGTGGCGGTAAGTCCCAGTTGGGTATCAACTTTACCAATATGCTGTCGGGCAAGTTCCCAGATCGGTCTACGCTGATGGAAGGTACAGGCGATGACCTTGTTAAGTCCTTCTACCTGGGCTGTCTGGAATACCTGCAAACTCCCAACGACTACCATTTCTACGACATATTCCCGGAAAGCAAGCTTGTCCAGACCAATGCTGATACGAAGATCGTCAACCTTCTGCACAAGTCCCGCTTCCCGACTATCATGTGCCGCTCCATTGATGCAAGACAGGTAGGTCTGTCCGAAGCAACCAACCTTCTGTATCTGGATGACTGTGTGGAAGGTCGTGAGGAAGCGAAGAACAGACAGCGGCTTGACGATAAGTGGGAAGTCATCTCTGGCGATATTATCGGACGTGCCATTGAAGGTACACCCATTGTCATCTGCGGTACACGCTATTCTCTGTATGACCCTATCGGTCACTTGCAGGAGGAAATGAAGAAGCAGGGTAAGCGTATGAAGATCATCGAAACTCCTGCCCTTGACCCGGTGACTGACGAGAGTAATTTTGAGTACGTCCGTGAGGGCAAGAAGGTGTTTACCACCCAGTATTTCCGTGATCAGCGTGAGATGCTGTCTGCGGAGCAGTGGGAGTCCGAGTTCCAGCAGCAGCCGTTTGAAGCGAAGGGCGTTCTGTTTCCCGAAAAGAGTCTGAACTACTTCTTTGAACTGCCTGTTGACCGTGACCCGGATAGTATCATTGCGGTATGCGATACTGCGGACAAGGGCGATGACTATTGCTCCATGCCCATTGCGGCGGTGTACGGCGATGAAGTCTACATTGTGGACGTGGTGTTCGATGACTCTCCCCCGGAAACTACGAAGCCCGAATGTGCTGCGGCACTGATGCTCAATAAGGCAGTGGCGGCTACGTTTGAGAGTAACAACGCAGGTTCCTACTTTGCCAGGGACGTGCAGCAAATCTTGACGGAAAAGAAGTACACCTGTAACATCCGCACGAAGCGGACTATCAGTAACAAGCAGACCCGTATTGAGTTTGCGTCCGATACCATCCTCAAGAACTTCTACTTCAAACATCCTTCCACTTATGCACGGAACAGTCAGTATGCCGCATTTATGAAGCAGCTTGTGACCTACACCCGGTCTGGTAAGGTTCCTCACGATGACGCTCCCGACTCCCTGTCCCTCATGGAAAATGAACTGCGGGGTCTGGTGGGCGCAAAGGTAGAAATTATTAAAAGACCTGTATAATTCTCCAATGCTTATATGCTTATTCCTCTTGACAAGAGCATTGGAGAGTTGTATAATAACAGTAGGTGAAACTATGTGCAAAAGGAGGTAATTACGTGGCTATTGCACTGCACGGTAGACGAGTGATCTATACCGATGAAACCGAAGTGACTATCGAAAACGTAGTGAGTATTCTGCGTAAGGCACTTCCTGTCCATTGGAAGAACCGTAGCGAAATCCAGTATCTCTGGCACTACTACAAAGGTAGGCAGGACATTCTGAACCGCATTAAGCAGGTCAGACCAGAGATTTGTAATAAGATTGTTGAGAACAGGGCAAATGAGATTGTGTCCTTCAAGTCGGGCTATCTGATGGGCGAACCCCTACAGTATGTGTCCCGTGGCAACGGTGAGAACCTTGCGGACGCTATCAACCAGCTTAACGAATACGTCTTTGCCGAGGAAAAGCCTGCGAAGGATAAGGAACTGGCAGACTGGTTCCACATCTGCGGCACATCCTTCCGAATGGTTCTTCCCGATGAAGAAGGAGAGGAAGATGACTCTCCTTTTGAAATCTTCACGCTTGACCCCCGCAACACGTTCGTGGTCTATAACAACGGACTGGGCAACAAGCCTATCCTGGGCGTGAAGTACGTCACCGATGAAAAGGGCGTTGTACATTACTCCTGCTACTCCCGCTATTTCTACTTTGAGATCGTGGAGTCGAAGGTGGTATCCTACGCAACGCACATCCTTGGTGAAATCCCCATTATCGAATACCCGCTCAACCTTGCCCGTATCGGTGCATTTGAGTTGGTTATCCCTCTGCTGGATGCAATCAACCTTACTGACAGTAACCGCATGGACGGCGTGGAGCAGTTTATCCAGGCATTGATGCTGTTCCATAACGTAGACATTTCCTCCGAGGACTTCCAGAAGTTGCGTGAGGAAGGTGCTATCAAGTTCAAGGATATTGACCCGCAGTTGAAAGCAGAGGTATCCTACCTTATCAACTCCCTTAACCAGGGTGAAACCCAGACGTTGGTTGACCACATGTATCAGACGGTGTTGACCATCTGTGGTATGCCGAACCGCAACGGCGGTTCTTCTACCAGCGATACCGGGTCTGCGGTTATCATGCGTGACGGTTGGTCTGCTGCGGAAGCACGGGCAAAGGATAGCGAGTTGATGTTTAAGAAGTCCGAGAGACGCTTCCTTAAGCTGATCTTGAACATCTGTCACGTTCTGGTGGGAATGAAGCTGAAAGTACACAACATCGAAATCCGCTTCACCCGCCGTAACTACGAAAATATTCTGCAAAAGGCGCAGGTGCTTGACCTCATGTTGAAGAACCCGAAGGTTCACCCCCGCCTTGCATTTGAACACTGCGGCTTGTTCGTGGACTCTGATCTGGCTTATACAGTGAGCCAGGAGTATGTGGAGGAACAGGAAAAGAAAGCCCAGGAGTTGCTTGAGAAACAAAACGCCATGAAGGGAGAGAATGACGATGACTCCGGTAATCACGAAGGAAATGAAGGAGCAGATCGAAACCCTGTTGAAGCACGGAAGCAGAGTGGAAATTTTGATTGAGCAGGGCAAGATCGCCATTGTTGAGGTCAAACGCAAACTGAAAATGAAGGAAGCCGACAAGGTTTAACTGGGACAGTGGTTCTGGTAAGTCCAATGGGACTGTGAGTGGTAGTACGCTCATAGTCCCATTTTTCTTTGGAGAATGACCATGGAAAAAGTAATTTCTCAATACACCACTGCTTTAGATGAACTGAACGTCCTTACTGCAACCAGCTACAAGCTGGCAGGCGGTAGGGACATTGCCGCAAAAGTCAATCAGATTGCGGACGATGTGCTTTCCTTTCTTATCAACGCCTACACGCTGGGTATGGAACATGCTTCTCTCATGCTGGCTTATGATCTCTCTGTAGATGTGGACAGTATGTGGGATGCAATCTACCTGGTGATTGATGGAAAGACCTTTGAGGACAGAGTGGCTGATCACGTGATCACCAATGACCTTGCTGGTCTGAAAACCTTGGTAGAGTCGGAGTTCCACCGGGTCTACAACGCTGCCGTACATGACGGCGGCACGGACTTTGTAGCCAATGGTGACTTTGGTGTGACAAAGAACTGGATTACCGTCAAGGATGCTGATGTGCGAGACACCCATAAGTATCTTGAGGGTCAGTCCGTTGCCTTGGAGGAAGAATTTTTCACCTTCGATGGTGACCATGCCCCGTATCCCGGTAAGTTCACCAGAGCGGAAAACAATGTGAACTGCCGTTGTATCGTGCGGCTGACAACTGATGAATAGCGGGACTCCCGCTTGACATGGTGAGGGAACACCTAAAAACGCAAACTCAAGACAAGAGGATAAAACAGAAAACATAGTGAGTGAACACTACAAACGCAAGGAGGACTTTATATGAGTTATTTGAGTGATCTGCTGGGTTCTGCCTACAAGGAGGGCATGACCGAGGACGAAATCTCTACTGCACTGGAAGCCGTGGGTCACGGCAACGATGCGGAAGTGAACCGTCTGAAAACCGCACTGTCTAAGGCTAACTCCGAAGCTGCTGACTACAAGAAGCAGTTGAGAAGTAAGCAGTCTGATGACGAAGCCGCTGCCGCTGCACAGAAGGAGGAACATGACAAGCTGGTCAAGGAGAACGGCGAGTTGAAGCGTTCCATTGCCCTCTCTGAAAGCAAGGGTAAGCTGCTGGCTATGGGCTATGACGAGAAGCTGGCAGACGAAACCGCCGCTGCGATGGTGGACGGTGACATGGAAAAGGTTATGGCAAATCAGTCCAAATACCTTGAAGCCCAGAAGAAAGCTATCCAGGCTGACGCTATGCGTAAGACCCCCCGCCCTGCGGCTGGTTCTGACGATGGTAGCGGCGTGGACTACGCTAAGAAGATTTCCGAAGCACAGGCAAACGGTGACTTCACCGCTGCCGCCTACTATACCCGCCTGCAAGCCCAGGAAATGGCTACGGAGCAGGCAAAAGAGTAATTTGAATTTGGAGGTAAAAGAAAATGGCTGACGTTTTTGCAACCAGTTTCGGCGTACTGAATTATAGCGGTATGCTGTTCAACAAGGGTAACGTGCGTACCCCGCTTTCTTCCATCATCGGTAGCAAGGCGAAAACCACGAACCATGTCGAGTTCGTCACTGGACAGGAGTACACTTCTGGCGGTGACGGTTCCCAGCCCGGTATCAGTGAAACTGCTTCTCTGACCGCTCCCGAAGCGTCCGTTGTGACCCGTGAGCAGAAAACCAACGTGACCCAGATTTTCATGGAGTCTGTGGGTATCTCCTATGCGAAGCAGTCCAACATGGGTACTCTGTCTGGTATCAACATTGAGAACCAGCAGGCTAACCCCATGGGCGAACTGGATTTCCAGGTTGCTGCGAAAATCCAGAAGGTCAATCGTGACATTGAGTACACCTTCATCAACGGTGAGTTCCACAAGGCTACTAAGGATAGTGAAGCTAACAAGACCCGTGGTCTGGTTCCTGCTATCACTTCCAATGTCACTGCCATGGGCAACAAGCCCCTGGGTCTGTGGGACATTGCCGACATGGTGAAGAAGATTTACGACGCAAACGCTCCCACTGACGGTCTGTGTCTGTGGTGCGATGCGGTCACTCTGTTCCAGATCAACGCTGACGCTGTTCAGAATGGTCTGACTGTGGTTCCCGCTGCCCGTGAGATCAACGGTATCTCCCTGTCCAGCGTCATCACCCCTCTGGGTGTTGTCTACCTGTATCTGGGTGAGTGCCTGCCTGCGGGTACTGCGCTGCTTCTGAACCTGGACGTGATCGCTCCTGTCTATCAGCCTGTTCCCGGCAAGGGCAACTTCTTCCTGGAGCAGCTTGCTAAGACTGGCGCAGGCGAGAAGTATCAGCTTTTCGGTCAGATCGGTCTTGATCATGGTCCCGAATGGTATCACGGCAAGTTCACTGGCATCTCCACTGCCTTTGAGAAGCCTACCTACAGCCGTTCCGTTTATGTGGCTAACGCTGCCGAGATCGGCGTAGCCGCTGCTGCGGAGTAATTGAGGAAGGAGGGTGGACAGCATGACTGACGCTGAAAAGCTGACCATGCTGCAAGGCATGACGGGTGAGACAGACCAGAGTGTGCTGTCCACCTACTTGACTCTGGCAAAGGGCGTTGTGATCTCTAAAGCATTTCCGTTTGGTACGGGAGAGGAAGCAATTCCGACTCCCTACCACACGGTTCATGTGGAGATTGCCGCTTATATGCTGAATAAGCGTGGTGCAGAGGGTGAAACCGCACATAGCGAGAATGGCGTGTCCCGCTCCTATGAGGACGGGGACATTCCTCCTACTCTGCTGCGCCGTATCACTCCCATGGCGGGGGTGATGGCATGAAGCTGATGAAACGCAACCTGTCCTCCATCCATTACTGTCTGTACACCGAACGCACTCCGCTGATGGATGCAGACGGAAATGAGACTGGTGAGTACAAGGTTGGGTACAGCGAACCCGCCGAACTGAAATGCAATGTGTCCCCGGCAACGGGCTACGCACAGATTGATATGTTCGGCAAACTGGACTCTTATGACAAAGTTGTCGTTACTGACGATATGAATTGTCCCATTGATGAAAACACGGTCTTGTTCATCGACAAGGAGCCAGAGTTTGACAAAAATGGGAAGCCGATTTACGACTACACGGTGCGCCGTGTGGCAAAGTCTTTGAACGCCATATCGTATGCAGTAAGTAAGGTGAAGGTATCGTGAGCAAGCGTGTGATCAAAGTCCAACTCAATGAAGCCAGTATTAACCGGGCAATCAAGGAACTTGAGGACTACAAAAAGTGGTTGCTTAGTAAGACTAAGGAGTTTCTGAAAGCCCTGGCTGATGAAGGTGTTGAGATCGCCAATACCAAATTTGCGAAAGCCGTCTATGATGGTACGAATGATGTGTCCTGTTCTGTTGAGGAACGGGGTGACAACAAGATCGCAGTTGTGGCAGTCGGCGGCGCAACCCTGTTCATTGAGTTTGGTACAGGCGTGAAATATCCCGACAACCACCCCGAAGCTGGTAAGCACGGTATGGTCAGAGGACAGTACGGATACAAACTGGGCAGACTCCCTCAAGGCTGGCGTTACGAAGGTGACCCCGGAAGCAACGGTGAGGTTATCACAGAAGGAAAACATGTCGGTGAGGTTCATACCTACGGTAACCCGGCGAACATGAGTATGTACCAGACAATCCGTAAATTGGAGGAAAAGTTTGAGGAAATAGCAAGGAGGGTGTACGTATGATTGACTGCGAAAACGAGGTCTATACCCGTATTGCAAAAGTCTTACGTGAGAAGTTCCCCGGCATTGACATTGCTGGTGAGTACATTCAAGCCCCTTCGGTGTTCCCTCACGTAAGTATCACCCAGAGTGACAACTCTGTGATCGCAAATAAAACAACTGGCAGTGCTGAAATGGCACAGGTCATGTTTGAAATCAATGTCTACTCCAATAAGACCGAGGGTAAGAAAACGGAGTGCAAGGCGATTATGAAGGTCATTGATGAACTCCTGTTTAAGATGAACTTCAAACGGCTGGCACTGACCCCCGTTCCGAACATGGAGGACGCAACAATCTACAGGATGGTAGCCCGATACAGGGTTGCCACTGATGGAAAATTCTTTTACAGGAGGTAAACGAAAATGTCTGCAACCAGTACCTATATGACCTTCCTTATGCACAAGAAGGAAGATACCTATGAGAAGCTGATCGACATTACCGAGTTCCCCGACCTGGGTACTGACCCGGAGATGCTGGAAACCACTACTCTGTCTGATCGGATGCAGACCTTCATTCTGGGCATCCAGGGTAACGAGGGTCTGAACTTCAACACCAACTATGACCACGATGGTTACCTGGCACTGAAAGCCCTGGAACGCAAGAACGAGGGCTACGCTGTCTGGTTCGGCGGCGAGGAACAGGATGACGGCACTGTCACTCCTACTGGTTCCGAGGGCAAGTTCTCCTTTGACGGTCAGCTTTCTGTCCGTGTCAAGGGTGGCAGCGTGAACGAGGTTCGTGGTATGGGTATCACCATCGCTCCTTCCACCGTTATCAAGGAAGAGTAAGATACCTGCCCCTTAACACAATTTCAAGAATTGGAGGAAAATAGCAATGGCTAAGACTATCAACTTTACCTATGAGGGTAAGGACTACACGCTGGAATTTACCCGGCGTACAATCAGACAGATGGAGGACGAAGGGTTTGTCGCAAGAAACATTGATGACCGTCCTATGACCCTTCTCCCTGCGCTTTTCGCAGGTGCTTTCAAGGCACATCACAGGTTCGTCAAGCAGGATACCATTGATGCTATCTACGCCAACATGCCCAATAAGGACAAGCTTATTGAGAAGCTGGCAGAGATGTACAATGAGCCTATCCTGTCTCTGATGGAGGAACCCGAAGATACTGCAAAAAACGTGGACTGGATGACGAGTTGGTAACGGGTTCGTCATCTGATGAAACTGGGGGGCGGCGGCACAAGCCGTCCGCTCCCCCTTTGCGTTACACAGAGAAATTTGAGGAATTGTGCGCCTACTACATGAGTCTGGGCATGTCCTATCACGACTACTGGGATGGGGACTGCTGCATGGTGCGGTACTACCGCCAAATGGATGAAGTTCGTAAGGAGCGTGTCAATTCTGAAATGTGGCTGCAAGCCGCATATATCTACGAAGCCCTGTTGGATGCGTCCCCGGTATTCAACCCGTTAAGCCGTAAGAACAAGCCGTTCCCGTTCCGCACTGAACCGTTCCCTATCACTACTGCTGGCAGCAAGCAGTCCGAGGAACGAAAGAAAAAGCAGCGGCTTGAGGATGGTAAGGAAGCTATGCGGCGCATGATGGACGTGATCAACAAACGCTTCCTCAAAAACAAGAAGAAAGGAGGGGAAGTAGACGATGGCAGTTGAAATGGAAGGTCTTGAGTTTCAAATCGAAACTAAGGCTGACGAGAGTGCGAAAGGTATAGACGCATTGGTGAAGTCCTTTGAGAAGTTGAAGGGTATTACTAAGGGCGGTCTGGGACTGGGTTCTTCCGTCAAGCAGCTTGAGAAGCTGGACGGGGTGCTGAAAAAGTTCGATACCTCTAAACTGGAAGGTCTGGGCAAGGCATTGGAGTCTGTCAGCAAACTGGGCGAGGTCAAAATCTCTGGCAGTGTTGCGAAGCAGCTTGGCGGTATCGCTGATGTAATGGACAGAATTACACTGGCTGATATTGAACGTCTTGAGGATATGGCGAAAGCCCTGCGTGATCTGGGAGAAGTCAGTAATGTCAAAATCCCGAAGATCAGAGTCCCGGCTTCTGGTGCGGCAATGGACGCTGTTACACCCCCTACGGGTGCAGCAGACAGCGGTATGACCCAGGCAACCAGTTCCGTACAGGAAGTCTCTGCGGCGGTTGACCAGGTAACTCAAAAGACCGGGTTCCTCAAGAGTATCCTTAATGGCATCGGTGGTGTATTCAAGAAGGGTTTTTCTATCGGTGCAGGTGTACTGCATAAGCTGGGCAATGCACTCACGAAGGTACGAATGGCAGCAGCGAAAGCCCGTACCGCAATGTCCAACTTTAGAGAGTCTATGGGCAACATTCTTGCCGCACGTGTGAAGCAGACTACTTCTGGCATGGGCAAGTTGTTCAGTTCTCTTAAGCGTATTGCGATGTATCGCCTTATCCGATTTGCCTTGTCTGCAATCTCTAAGGCGTTCAAGGAAGGTATAAACAACCTCTATCAGTACAGCAATATGCTTGGTGGTCAGTTCGCTATCAGCATGAACAGTGTTGCTACGAACGCCCTCTACCTCAAGAACAGTCTGGGTGCTATGGCTGCACCTATTATCAACGCCCTTGCCCCGGCTATCGACTATTTGAGCGGTAAGATCGTAAGCCTGCTGAATTTGATCAATATGCTTATTGCCCGTCTGACGGGCAGCAGTACCTACACTGCGGCAAAGAAGATCAGTGCAAGCTATGGTGATGCGTTTGACAGTGCCGCTGGTTCTGCGAAAGATGCAGCGGACAAGATCAAGAGTTACACCACTGGTATTGATGAACTGAACATCATCCAGGAAACCCCGGAAAATAGTTCTGGTGGCGGTGGTGGCGGTGGAGCCGACTACGGTTCCATGTTTGAGGAACTTCCGATTGATAACAAGATCAGCGATTTCGCAGATCGTTTGAAGCAAGCTTTTGATAATGCCGATTGGGAAACCTTGGGTACACTGGTTGGTACAAAAGTCAATGAACTTATTGATAGCGTGGACTACAGCGGTATCGGTAAGAAAATCGGCTTCGGTATCAATGGTGCGGTGCAGACTGCCTATTACTTCCTTGACACCGTTGATTTTAACAATATAGGCAAACATGTTGCTGAACTGGTCAACAATGCACTTGCGGAAGTAGACACGTCCTTTATCGGAAGAACTATTGTAAAATGGTTCACTTTGAAATGGGACTTCCTGTTGGGCTTCCTTGGTGAATTGGACTGGGGACAGGTTGCCAGTAAGTTTGCAGACGGTTTGACGGGAGCCTTTGACGAGGTAACCAACTGGCTTAGTCAGTACGACTGGGGACAGGTTGGTAGAAACGCATGGGAAAACATCAAGCGAGTAGTTACGGAAGCTGACTGGGGTGCTGTTGTCAAGAGCATGGCAAAGGCTTTAGGTTCTGCGCTTGGTGGATTGGTCAGTCTGCTGGGTTCTTTCCTTAAGGGCGTGTGGGAAGATGTTTCCGCATACTTCACTGGAAAGATCGAAGAATGTGGTGGTAATATCCCCGCTGGTCTATGGAAGGGTATTAAAGATGCGTTCGGTAACGTAGTCGAGTGGATTAAGACCAACATTGTAGACCCCTTTGTTGAGGGCTTCTGCAATTTGTTCGGTATTCACAGTCCCTCTACCCTCATGGAGGAATACGGCGGCTACATCACTCAAGGTCTGCTGAACGGCATCCTTGCTCCTTTCAAGGCTATCGGTTCCTGGATAAATACCAACATCGTTCAGCCTTTGGTACAGGCGTTTAAGGAAAGCCCGGTCATTGAGTTCACAGTTGGCGTAGTCAACGGGGCTAAGACCTGGTGGAAGAACGTCAAGGACTGGTGGAGCGGTGTATCCAGCAAGGGCGTGAGCCTGTCTGCTGCGGTGAGCCTGGTCAAGTCTGGCTGGTCTACCGTAAAGGGCTGGATTGGTAATATTCCGATTGTTTCCCAGGGCATTTCCCTGTTGAAGTCTGGCTGGACTACAGTGCGTAACTGGATTGGCAATCTGCCTACTATCAGTCAGACCATTTCCCTGTTGAAGTCTGGATGGAGCAGCGTCAAGACGTGGATTGGTAGCCTGCCTACTATCAATCAGACCATTGGACTTATTAAAACAGGTTGGACTACGGTAAAGGGTTGGATTGGCAACCTTCCTTCCATCAACCAGGGTATCAGTCTGATCAAATCTGGCTGGACTACTGTGAAAAACTGGATAGGAACCCTGCCCGTAATCAGTCAGTCTATCTCTCTCCTTAAGTCTGGATGGACTACCGTTAAGAACTGGATTGGAACCCTCCCGGTGATCTCCCAGTCTATCAGCCTTGTTAAGTCGGGCTGGACAACGGTAAAGAATTGGATTGGTACGCTGCCTACAATCAGCCAGAGTATCAGTTTGATCAAGTCCGGGTGGACTACGGTTAAGAATTGGATTGGCACACTTCCCGTGATCAGTCAAGGCATTAGCCTTGTGAAATCCGGGTGGACTACCGTTAAGAACTGGATTGGCACTATTCCCGTGCTGTCCCAGGGTATTAGCCTACTGAAATCTGGATGGACGAGTGTAAAGAACTGGATTGGCACACTGCCTGTTATCTCCCAGGGTATCAGCTTGTTCAAGTCTGGATGGTCTACTATCAGTAATTGGATTGGAACAACTACTCACTCTGTCGGCGTAAGCCTTTGGAAGAACGGTTGGAGTTCCATTTCTTCCTGGATTGGTACGTCCGTATCCGTAGGTATCTCCCTGTTTAAGAGTGGTTGGAGTTCTATCAAGTCCTTCTTCGGCTTGTCTAACGGTGGTATTGTCGGCGCAAACGGCGGCGTAAAGGCGTTCAGTAGCGGTGGTTCCATCCACAACGGCGTGGCTGATCTTTGGAACGCTATCCCGAAGTACGCAGGCGGCACTATCAATGCCCACGGAAGTATGTTCGTGGCGGGTGAGAAGGGTGCGGAACTGGTTGGTCATGTGAATGGCAGGACGGAAGTTCTGAACAAATCCCAGCTTGGACAGGTCATGCACCGTTCCATTGTGGACGGCATGGCACAGTTCGCAGGCTACTGGGGTGCGGTCAACACTCACATGAGTACCTGTACTAACGCCATGATCTCTGCAATGCTTGTATCTGCGGATGCGGTTTATGCAGGATTGGATACCCGTGACGCTTACATGACGCAGGGTGTTGGTGAGTGGATGGACAATCTGGGCAACCGAGTGGAAGCCGCACTTGCGGGTGTGGGCAGCACAGAGCAGATTGCCGAGGGAGTCCGTGAGGGCATGTATGAAGTAACTGCCCGTCAGAATGATCTGCTGCGTGAGCAGAATGAACTGTTACAGCGTTTGCTGAACAAGAACACTACCGTGCAGATCGGCAACAAGACTATCAAGGACGCAGTGGTAACCCAGGAGAACGCTGACGGTTATCGCTTCACTAAGTAAAGGAGGACGGAACAATGGCATATCTGGCAATCAACGGGTACGAATTGCCGTCCCCGAAGCGTGGCGTAGAACCGATGGTGACTACCATCGTTGACGCTGGACGTGATGCGAACGGTACAGTGGTTGGTCAGCGTATCGGACGTGACCAGTACAAGCTTAACAACCTTGAATGGGCATGGATGGACGCAGAGACGTGGAGCAGGATATTAAGTATCCTCTCTAACTTCTTTGTGTATGTGACCTTCCCCGACCCGGTTACCAATGAGTTTGTCACTATCAAGATGTATCCCGGTGATAGAACCGCTGAACCCTACTACGTAGATGACAGCGGCAAGCCTACTCACTACCGTAACTGTCGTTTCAATCTGATTGACGTGGGAGAGTGATGACATGCAAAAAGTATCCGCTGCTTATAAGGAAAGCATGAAGTCCCCCCTCCGCGAGAGAGCCTACATTATGCTGTCTTTCGGTCTGGTCAACCAGGAAGCGCAGGCTAAAGCCCGTATTGAGGACGGTGACTTCGCCCGGTACTCCAATGTCAGCAACCTTTTCGGAAAGAAATCTGATGACACCATCTATGCAACGCTTGAGGAAAACTTCACGACTGTAGACGGGTCTATGTTCTTCCTTCCGAGAGGTACTGCCATTGGCGGTTACTACGATACCGGGTTGGTTAGTAAGAATTTGATTTCGGCTGGCGAGTTCTCCTTGACCATCAATCTGAACATGCTGCCTACCGATTTCAAGGGTATCACAATCAACTTCGGTGAGAACTACCCTGTTGACTTCGACATTGTAAGTGACCAGGGACAGCGAGTGGAGTTCAGAGGTAATGACCAGTCGGAGTTTACCACGGAGGAAGTGTTTGAGAATACTTCGGCACTGACCCTGGTGTTCTACGCCATGAAGAACCCGCAGAGCAGACTGCGTATCTACTCTATAAGGTTTGGTTATGGTCTGGTCTACTACAACGACTCCGTTATGGCATCCACACTGGATAGCTATGTTTCTCCGATTGGAGCAGATATTCCCCAGATCGACTTCTCCGTAACGCTGAAAAACTACGACAAATACTTCAACGTAGATAACCCCCGTTCTGCAATCAACTTCCTTGAGACGGGACAGGAAATGGATATTTACTACGGGTATCAGTTGCCCAACGGCGGGGAGATCGAATGGGTCAAGGGTAATCACCTGGTCTGTTCCGAATGGGAGTCTGACGATTATTCTGCCACAATCCGCTGCCAGGACGTGTTTAGAAGCATGGACACGGAGTATTACCAGGGCTTGTATAGTTCTGCTGGCAAAAGCTACTTTGATCTGGCAGTTGAGATATTGAGGGTAGCAGGTATCACTACCTACTACATTGACCCCAGACTGAAAAGTCTGTACACAAAGAACCCTATGCCCCGTGTCAAGTGCAAGGAAGCACTACAGATCATCGCCAATGCTTGCCGCTGCGTTCTCACGCAGTCCCGTGACGGCGTGGTGCAGATCAAGTCCAACTTCAACCCTCTGGCTACTATCAGTTCCAACGGCGAAGCCCCGTACTCCAATGTTGGGAACGTGATGACCAATGACACGAAGGACGAGTACGCTACATTCTCTACCAACTACACGGTGGTGGATGGTGGAATGTTCTTCCTCCCCCGCAATGCGGCGAACATGAAGCTGAACACAGGCTTCATTTCTAAGGAGCAGTCCAACGCCAACGGTAAGTTCACTACGAACCCCGTTCTCACGGTCAAGCAGGAAGCTATCTGCATGTACTACGGCGTGAAGCTTGAGTTCGGTCAAGCCCTACCTTCTGGCATTATCATCCGTACTTACAACACGGGTGATCTGGTAGAGGAATACGTGGTGGATGAAACCATTGAAAAGAAAATGGTCATCCTTCACACCTTCGATGATCTGGACACCATGGAAATTGAGTTCACTGGAACGGCTGAACCCTATAGCCGTATCGTGCTGAACTACTTCGCTTTCGGTGACGTTACCAATTTCACCATGACGAAGCGTGACATGACTTCCTCTCCGAAAGCTATCAAGCAGGAGTTGGTCAAGGAGGTCATCGTGCCTTGCTACAGCTATCAGCAGAGCAACCACGAAGAAAACCTTGTCCATGAGGAAGTAGAAGTAACCGAAGGTGAGGTTATCACCTACTACATTCAAGACCCGTCTTACGGCTATCGTCCGCTGCTTGACCAGACAGAGGGGCTGGCAGAGGTTGTGGCTTGGGGCAACTACTACGTCACCTTGCGTTATAAGGTGACAGGAACCTATACCCTTGAGGTACAGGGCTATCGTTACAAGATCGTAGAGCAGTATGCAGTCAAGACCCTCAACGTGAGAGGTAAGACCGTGAAATGGGGTAACCCGCTGATCTCTAACATGACGATGGCAAATGACCTGGTGGAATGGATTGCAGACTACTATACCGCAGGTATTGAGTATGAGTATACCACCAGAGGTAACCCAGAGATTGACGTGAACGACATTATCTACCAGGAAAATGAGTTCCGCAGTGACATGAAGGTGACAGTCTACCGGGCAACGCTCAACTTCAATCAAACCTTCTCTGGTAAGATCACCGCCCGGAGAGTGGAGGGATAGCATGGCTTGGGAAACACCCAAAACGGATTGGCACGGTGAGCGGGATGCGAACGGCGTGTACTTCGGTGACCGCTTCAATGCAACCGACTTTAACCGTATCAAGAACAATCTCCAATACCTGCGGGACATGGCGATTGCACTCTATGACGAGTTCAACATTGTTTCTCTGGGTGCTGATCGTACTCCCGCCGACTACTTCTATGCTGATGAAATCAATCAGCTTGAAGCGAACCTGGTAACCATCAACTCCAAAACGCTCAAGAGGTCTTACGGGAACGCCCCCGTTTATATGGAAAACGGCAATACCATGGACTTTGCCGAACTCAATAGATTGGAGGGCGCAATCCTTGACCTGTACGACAAGCTGTCGAATGAGACGTATGGAAGGAGGATGTTTACTATGAACTTTGGCATGAAAGGAGGTAGCTTGTAAATGGCATGGCAACTGTTACCTACCAACTACACGGATGCAGTGTGGAATGGTCTGAAACGGTACACCGAAATCAGCAATGAGGACGGCACAGTTTCTTTCCAGGACGTGACCCAGTACACCAACCGGGAGAACTCCTTCTTCGGAGCGAAGGACGCTAACCGAATGAATGAAGCACTGAACATCATCATGTCCATGGTGGAAAACGGTACTGACCTGTACACCGATTTCCAGAACTACTTCGCCCAGCAGAAGGTTGTGTTTACCGAAAAGGCTGACAACACCTATGCGGACTTCACCGCCTACCTGGATGGGCTGAAAACCGAGGGTGACAAGATCATTGAAACCATCGAAACGGACTACCGTGACGAGATCACGGAGTTTGAACAGGCACAGGAGCAGGTGTTCAACACTTGGTTCAATCTGATTAAGGGTCAGATGGAAGGTGACGTAGCAGCAAACTTGCTGAACCAGATCACGGAAGCCAGTGAGCGTATCGTAACGCTTGAGGGCATGATCTTCTCCAACAACTACGCTGCACCGCTGATCACAGACGATGATGACTTTACAGTCCTCACTGATGATCTGGGCAACGTCCTTCTGGCTGACTGGCATTACAAGGAGGTATAACCCATGGCAACCATTCCCTATGAAAATGGTAAGAAGTTTGGTGATCTGACTGTCATCACCGAAGCCGCCGATGATGCTGTCCTGCTTATCCATGACGGTAACGGCGTGAGAACGATTTCCGCAGGCAACCTCAAGAAGGACATTAAGGCACTGGTCACTGCCGCACAGTCCACCATTAACGCTATCGCTACTACTGGCGCA